ACTCCAATTGAAGCACCATACCAGTCTTCTGGGCTCTCTCCGAAAACATCGGCCGTAAAACCCATGAAATTCAGAAGTTCTATCTTTGGTATTAACTCTATTTCTTTCCATTCATATCTAAAGATGTTTTTTGCTATTGGATAATAGTCTGTAATTAAAACGCTCTTCAATTCATCTTCAGGTGAAACACAACAAATAGAATACTTGTAAATATTCCACTTCTCTTTTAAATCCCTTTTTCTTCTATATTCATCCAACGCTTGGGAAACTGGTGCTTTTATTTCCCTTTTAATTTTCTTGAGAGTTTCTATATTTAACTCAGACATATCCAAATAGTTTTGCCAAAGTTCATTTGGATATTCAGATGTCAGCCCTCTGATGTACTCCATATCAGAGTTTTCGTTGTATTTTCCTTTATCAGACCAACCCCAGATATCATCATAGTTTTTATGAGCCTCAGTCTGAACCAATTCAAAATCATCCGGAATTAAGTGATATGATTCTAACTTTTTCCACTTTTCTTTATCTTCCTGATAATTATATTCATACGTTTTATATAAATACTTTTCATCATCGAATAAGAATCTAGCATATGGATCAAAATAATTTGGTTTGACTATTGTATATCTTCCAAGAAAAGCAGAGCGATCTGACATGTTTCTGGTAAATGACATACCAGAATCATCAACTAGCTTTTTGATTCTAAATGGATCTAGTTCATTAGAAGAAACTGAATATGAGTTTTTACCCGTTGACAACTGCTCGGCTTCCTCTCCCAATAAAGCCTCATGTGACTTATAGTGCCAACCATCAAAGTCTTGCCAAAAGAAATACAAACACGCATTTGGATTTTCTTTTCTAACAGAAAAGGAAGCGGCGTAGTTTATAAGCTCCATCAAGGCCATAGAAATAACAGGTTTTCTTTGTGGTAAAGAAAGGTTATTACCTCTAATCCAAATTGAATTTTGTGTATCTTCTATTTCGAAAGGTTCATCAGAAAAATATTTACCCGCAAGATAATCAATAAGTCCCGGACTACCATCAGCATCATTCCCTGCTATCTTACCCATGAATTCAGTATCACCAGCAAAAGGTATTTCTGATTCATAATATTTCACAGCTTGCTTTGATGAAAACTTTAATTGATAATATCTAAGTTGTTGTCCACCGCTTGTTCTGGTTGTGGTTGTTGGACTCTGTAATTCAACGAACTCATAAACATAAAATGTAGCAGTTTTCCTTGCTTGAACATCTTCAACTGCACTCTCAAAGTCAAGTTCTATTTTTTCATTACCAGTAAAGTTAAAATTATCAATGATATCACCTACACCCAATATGATCAAGTTTCCTGTCATACTGGGACTCAATAATGATTCTGATATAGACATACCACCAAATTGAGATGGTGAGCCTACTGCCAATTGAGCTTCCTGAACATCTTCACCAAGAACACCCATGGAAGAAATTTCATTTCCATTCAGGTCTTCTTTGATTATCTTAAGTTTGTGTATATTACAAGATTTATAATAAATATCAGCCATTATGCTATAACCCTAGATCCTCTTCTGCTAGTTCCTCGGATCATATTAAAATATGCTTGTTTTATTTTAGGAATAAACTTTTTATTTGGAATTTTTAGTATTCTTTTAGAATTATTAATCTTTTCTCTTTCGAACCGAAGAGAAGTCGTCGGAGGAGTAGTTTCATTATGAATGAATTTATACAAAGCAGTTTCAGTATTTAAATTATTAGAAAAATCAAACTGTTCTGTCACCGATCCAGCAGAATCTAATTTTCTATAAGGAGAAATTTCAATTCTACCACCATCCGTTAGAGTAATGAACTTCATCAACATGTCTTTTTCTATTTGTTTTTTATATCTAACTTTAGAATCACCAGTACCATAAACTAAATCATATGTATTTGTTGTTAGGTTTTTTCTGTAAACATAAAGAAGAGGACTTGTTTTTAAATTATCTTCATTGGATGTATTTGTAAATTCTTCTTTTACAACTATTCTTCTAAACTTTTTGTCATAGTACTTTACAACACCAGCTTCTTTCCATTTATCAGAAGAAAGCGCAGTATAAAATACAACAACATCACCTGATTTTATTTTATCCAAAACATCATCAAAGTAATAAGCGGTCCCCCGGAAATCTCTTTCCAATGAATTCTGTTCTTCATCGTAAGAAAGAGGAAAATCCTTATGTGAAATCATCTCATTAAAAAGACCTATCACAAAGAATGCCGAGTGATCCAAATATTCATTATATGCCAGTTTGTCCAAAGAATCAGATTCAATATACTGATGATTTTTGAAAGCAGAAAGATCCTTTTTAAAAGTCTCTGTGAATTTTGCTGTTCTAAAAATATCAACCACTTCAAAAACTTGATTATTTGGCATTGTGTATGATGTTTTGGGAAACTTTTTAAAGTAATTACTACTCATGATTGGAACGCCTCTGATCTGGTTTGAATTCCAGCACGAGGATTGGCCCCGCCTGATGTTTGTGATGCGTTAAACAGGATTGGTTCTATTTCCGTAAACTTAACAACAAGTTCCGTTTTCATGGGATAGATATTGCCTTCCCCGTCTTCAGCCATAGACTTTGTGTCATTTACTACAGATACATCAGATATACCGCACAATTTTGGAGTTCCTATAGTTTGTTCTGTTATATCAATTCCATTATCCCTCTTACATTCAATTGTCCACATGAAAGGAGCAAGAACTCTAGACAACGGACTCAATATATCTTTTTGTCCCAACGAATATGCTTCAAACGCAGAAGAAATATTAGAAATCGCCGTAACGTCGGCCCTACCTCGGGGAACTAATGACCACTTAAATGTAAAGTCTCTTTGTGTTGTGGATTTCCAAGTCATTTCTTGGGACATCATATTCCTTCTTGAAGTTGTCAGCTCACTGGTCTGATCCGAGACCGTATTGATGGCAATCTTTCCGGCTTGTTTGGCGAGGGTTTGTACTGGAGACATTGCATCAATGACCACCGACCCCGCAGCGCCTTTTATTCCATTCCTAGCGTAGGCAGAACTTGTTCTATTAATTATTCCCATAGATTCGACTCCCTGACTAGCCGAGGCGGTGGCCGTTTTACTTATATTGTATGTCTTTGTGGAATCTTCTGGCTCATAATTGTTACCAGTACTTCTTGCTAAATCTTGTGGTAATGGTAGTCTGATCAGTGCGTAAACAGGAATTGCAGAAGGATTTCCCCTTGCTTGCGCTGTACCAGCATATTTTCTGCATGTAATATACATATAACTGTCAATCTCAGATGGAAGCTCTCTGTTTATGGCAGGATAGGCAAAATTTGGGTTAGATACTGGCATTTTTTCTCCTTGGGCCTAACTATATATGTTAGAACTATGGCATATAAAACAAAATTTAATCCAATAAACACAAGCAAATACGCTGGAAATGTGAAAAACATCATTTGCAGATCTTTGTGGGAAAGAAAAGTCTGTAAATATTTAGATGAAAATAAAAATGTTTTACAATGGGGAAGTGAAGAGCTGATAATTCCATATGTTTCACCAGTTGACAATAAAGCACATCGATACTATCCAGACTTTATAGCAGAAATAAGAACAAAAGACGGTGATGTAAAAACATTTGTTATAGAAGTCAAACCAGAAAAACAGACAAAAAAGCCACAAAAGAAGAAGAAGTCCAAAAGAACATTTTTATCAGAAGTAAAAACTTATGCGGTAAACGAAGCAAAATGGATTGCCGCGACTAAATACTGTGAGGAAAAAGGTTGGCATTTTAAAATAGTAACAGAAAAAACCCTCAACATAAGGTAAGAAATGTCCTCACTATCAAAATTAAAAACATTCTTTAGTACCACAGAACACCCTGCAAGAACTAACAAGTTTGAAGCAAGTTGGCGAGGACTCTCACGATCTGGAGATCTTGAAGATCCTAATGATCCTGTAGCAATAAAATCAGTATCGTTTCCGGGAATGACAGTTGAGTTTGATACTCAAGAATTTCAGGGTCTTAGAAGACAAATACCAAGAAAAAGAAATAACACACAGCAACTTTTGGTAACTTTTTGGCTTGGTAGTAAATTAACCTTATACGCACAAATATCAGACTGGATGAAGGCTGTAAGTGGTATAGATGACAGTACGGGTACTAGTTATAGACCATCCAATAAAGTTCCATATATAAGCACTGATAACTTATATAATGATAAGATAAAAGATTGTTGGTTGTCTTTGCAACTTGAAGATATTTGGACGGGAAAAATCCCCATAGATGATGGAACCGTGACTGGGGATTTTCCAGCAATATTGTTTGTGGGTGAAGCATATCCAGTTGCTATTCAACCGATAAATCTTTCTATTGATCAACCAAATGAATTTGCAACCTTCGACGTTCTTTTTAACTATGTTGATATAAAATATCAGCCAGCAACAAGAGTGTCCTTTCCTAATTTTGGCGGATCGGCATTCGCATAAAACGGAGATTTAAACTATGATTTCAGAATTACTAACACTTGATCTTCCTAAGTATCAAGTTGAAATTCCATCTAAGAAGAAAAAAACTTTTCTTAGACCCTTCTTGGTAAAAGAAGAAAAGGTTCTCCTCCAGGCTCAAGAGACCGGAGACGCAGCCTCTATTCTCAAAGCTTTAGGAGAAATGATACAATGTTGCGTAGAAAATGTGGGGAATCCATATGAGTTACCACTATTTGATATCGAATATCTGTTTATAAAGTTAAGAGAAAAGTCTGTTGATGAAACAGTATCTCCTGCTATAATTTGCCCAGAATCAAACGAGAGAATTGAACTTAAAATAAACTTAGCAGATATTGAATTAAAAACAGAAGATGCACACACCAATAAAATAAAATTAAGTGAAACCGTTGAAGTCCATATGAAATATCCAACTCTGATGGATTATATCGATCTTCAAACATTGGATGCAACATCTTCCGAAGTATTATACAAACTTATCGTCAAGTGTATAAACAAAATACAAACTCCAGAAGAACTAATAAGTGATGTCCAATCACTAAATGAAACTGAAATAGAAGAGTTTGTAAACTCAATGACAAACTCACAGTTTGAATCTGTATTGAATTTCTTTGCAACTATGCCTAGATTAGAAAAAGAAGTTTCATATGAAACGAAAGATGGAAAAACCAAGAAAGTGCTGTTTAGAGGATTGTCTGATTTTTTTCTATTGCCCTCAGCCACATAAATCTTCTCTACCATTACAATATAAATTTTCAACTTATGCACAACTTTAATTACACAAGAGGTGATCTGGAAAATTTACTATGTTGGGAAAGAGAGATTTTAGTGTCACAAGTGGGGGAAGTAATTCGAGCGGAAAATGAAAGACTTGAACAAATGATGGCCAAACAAAGAGGATTCTGATAAATGGAAAATCACTTAGACTTTTTTAAAGAAAAAAAGAAATCTCGTTCGAATCAGGGCGATGGTGTTTTATTATCTGCCATATCAAATCTTAAAAAGGACAGAGTAAAAAAGTCTAATCTGAAAAAGAGTAACATCAAAAAGACAAACGTAGCCAACATAGTAGAGGGAGATATATCTGATAATTATGTAATTCCAGATCAACAAACTCCACCTCCTGACTTTTATTCTGGTTCTGATTATAAAAAAAAAGAAGATCAGGTAACCAAAGAAACCGTAGATAAAAATTACATAACAAAAATAGTAAATGGAATAGTAAATAATAAATTTCATTCTGTAAAAAGTAATTATGTTGTAAAACAGCCACAGAATATTATTTACAATACGATAAAATCACCAGAGCAAAAGCTGTATAGAATGGATAAAAGAAATTTTAAAAATTCTCCAGCAGAACAAAAAATTTACAGACTAAATCAAAATAATGTTGTTGTATCACCAGAAGAAATGTTTAATCAGGCTCCACCTGTTAAATCGGTGAAGAATGGATCAACCAAATCTAATTTTACTAGATTACCAGAACAACGACTAAACACAGCAGAGCAGATATCAAACGAATCTAATTTTACTAGATTACCAGAACAACGACTAAACACAGCAGAGCAGATATCAAACGAATCTAATTTTACTAGATTACCAGAACAAAATTTAAATGAATTAGATAAAACAAAAGTAGATAATCGGCTACAACAAAGTTTTAATTTAATACCAAACGAAACTGTAAAAACGGTCAAAACAGAAACTAATAAAGTCAAAAACTTTATATTAAATAAAAAATCTGTTATTAACTTTATTGACAATTCGTTTATGGAACCATTAAAAACCACCATGGTAAAAACCATAAACAATTTCAATACATTACCCGGCATGGAACTTGGTGGCATTGTCAAGACTCCGCAAACAGTTGTGGTTGCGGAAAAGGCTCCAGAAGCTGTCATACCTTTAGAAAAATATAATGAATTGATATCCAAACAAAGCATGTTTGATATTGTTTTTAATAAAGATGCAAGAGAAGGTATGTTTAGAGAAGCTATCGAATCATATGCGAATGAAGTTAATATAAGACCAAATATCGAAAATAAAAAACCTTTGGGTTTCTTTAAAGCAGAAGGTATAACAGGCGAAAATAAAAAACCAGAAAAACCTGAAATCGTCGATTCACCAAATTCTAATCAAATGGCAACACCAATTGCGATACAAGAAAAAAACAGAATAAATGATGAAATAAAAGTATCCAACCTCAAATTAGAATCACAAATCCAAGCCCAAGATATTTCTCGGAATATCGATCCCCAAACCAACCCTCTTCCCAATCCCTCTCTAGGACAAACTCAAGTAGTGGAGCAGGCAAACAGGGAAGCTATAACAGACGAGTCACGGAACGTTTCCGATCCCGTGACTCGTCTTATTACAAAAAGTTTTGACTCACCTAAGTGGCGTTCTGCACTGTATTAATTACCAGTCTCGTCCGCGAGCTTTTGGAAGTAATCCACAGCATCCATGTCTTCAGAAGTAGAAGACTCGCTCTCGGTTTCCTTCGAACCACTTGAAGAATCAACTGGAGCGGTCATCGTATCCACCGTGGAATTGTTTACCTCGGTTGATCTGATATCTGCACCAATCACTTGACTCAGCTTAGCCTTAAGTTCATCATAAGACTTGAAGTTCGACGCTTCGGTGAAAGCAGTAAGACAATACTGCTTCTTCCACAGAGTCTCCAACCCATCGTCGTCACCGTTCATAAGTGGAGACGCAGAGTCAAACTCTGACTTATCATAGTTGATAAATCCTGCAACCTTTCGAACCTTCAGTTTAAAGTTCGCACCACCCCAAAAATCAAATGGGTTGATAGGATCTTCATCTTCAAATTCTGGTTGCATCGCTTCTTGGATCTTGTCGAAGATCTTCTTTCCATACTTGTAGAGGAAAATTTTACCTTCGTTTTGTGGGTTTGCTGGATCGCTAACAATAAGAATGTTAGAGATATAATTCAGCTTTCTCTTTCGGGTCCTTGCAAGATCCTTATCAGACTCGATCCCACTGTTCCAGAGTTCAGAATTCATTTCTGACACTGGATCCTTCTCTCCAAGAGTGGTACGACTGTTCTCAATGAACCAACCACCCTTACCCTGAAATGCGTGCGAATAGAGCTTTGCCCAAGGAACGTCTTCTCCATCAGCAGCGGGGAGGAAACGAATTACGGCAAAACCATTACTCGACTTGTCTAATTCTGGTCGCCAGAATCGATCATCCTTGTAAGACTCAGACTTGTTGGTTGCTTCCAACTTCTTCGTCAAATCCTGTACACTCGATCTCGACTTACTCTTCATATCAGCAAAACTAGCCATATTAGATCCTTTCCGAGGTTCTACCTCGTTCTTTTATCACTGGGAACTCCCCAGTTCGATGTGTGTATTATAACATAAATATATAGTGTGTCAAATAGGAAGTTTAGATTTTATTCTCGGTATGAGATTAATATCTTCACCTTCTATTCGTAGCTTTTCTACGATAGGCTTATTTAAGTATTTTGCAATTAAGGCAGGTTCGATATCAGACTCTTCACATTGAATAATAATGGCATCGAGGTAAGATCCGCCTTTTTCTCTCACATAATTCTCGATCAATTTAGAAAAATCTTTTTTAGTCACTTCTTCAAATTTCATAATAACTTCCTTTGTTTGGTATCATAGCACATAGAAAATAGCATGTCAAGCTACATATATATATCTTGACAGCAGGAGATAAAAATGGCCTCTTCCTCTATAACAATTACAGTATTCGGCGGAACCGCAGGATTAGCAACAGACTTCAATACATCTGGAGCCGGATTTTCCGGAATCCATATCCCCATCAATAAACTTTCATGGGGTGATGAGAACATCTCCTATCGTGTAAGTGACACATATCCCCTGCCAGTTAAGTTCTACGGATCATCTGGCGATTCCATTTCCGTAACAGGAAAGGTAGAGGCATCAGGATCGTTCCCAATTATAAACCAAGGGGTTGGCACAACCAACGACCCAATCTATGCTCTTGTTGTTGCAGGAAACACATCAGGTGGAGGCCATGTTGGAGTTTCTGGACCAATAGAGGGTAGATCTGGTGGTTTCCCCGTTGGTGTTACTGGTGATATAACAATTGCAAATACTTCAGTCGCTATTGGTTACTCTGCTGGTGCTACACCAGTTGAGATCACCGGAGGACGCTATCTAAGCTCTCTAACGGACAAGGTGACTGTATCGGGTACAGTGGGTATTTCTGGAGGGAGAGCGTTAAACACCTCTCAGGACTCTGTGAAGGTATTCGGTGCTGGTGGTGGTAACACCGTAGGTATTGAGATACATGGAGCAGGTTTCTCTGGAGACGCTCTCAAGGTTGCTATGGTTAACGCAGGTATCACTTTCACCGTGGGACTAAACACCCAGTTAGGTGTAACCAATGATGCGGCAGAAGGATTGTTTGTTCGTGGTATAACCGGAGCATACCCAATCACCGTCAAGGGTGAAAATGATGGTGCAATTTCCATTACAACAACCGATACTCTTCCAGTCTCAACTAGTGGGGCATGGAGTATAAATGATGATAGAATCATCCAAGCCTTGCAAGGCGCAACTGCACCGGGTGTATCTAAGTTGGATTCGATCCAAACAAATACATCGGCTATAACAACAATATCCAGTAATATAACAAATGGCAGACTTTCCGCAAAAATCAGTGAAGTAACAAGACCAGGATCAATCATCTCTGGATCTAAGATAATCTCCACATCAGGATCTCAGTTTGCTAAGAAAGCACTCAAGTCTGGTGTAACGATAAAAGCAGCTCCAGATAATACTAATATTGTTTATGTTGGTGATAAGTCTGTATCAAATGCAGTGAATAACGGTTATCCACTCGAAGCAGGAGAAAGTTTGTTCTTGGAATGCAATAACTTAAGCTTGTTATTTGCAAGAACAGTGAGTGGTACAGGAACAATTCATTACATAGGTTCATAATAAATGAGTAGACGTAACACAAAAAGAAAACAAAAAAGTTCTCTTTTATCATCAAATTCCGATCGATTAATAAACGTCGGAGATGGTGTATTCACAGGACTTTCTTTTTATGATACACTGGAAGATAATGTTGATGTTGATCAAAGACAAAACTGTTCCCCAAACATCAATCTGTATGATGATAATAAAAAGGCATTAATAAATTACGAAAATTGTCTCAATCGCAGAGACTTAAATAAAATTGACGTTCTTTTTAATACTTTGGTTTCAGGAGAAATATTTACTTTATCTGAAGGAGAACACACATGCCATTTAGATGGAGCAGAATCCAATTTAAGTGGCACATATGTGTTTAAAAACTACTTCAATAAAATAATTTCTGCTGAAGTTTCATCTGTTACAAAATCACAAAGTTATGATAAAAACTACATGTCTTCTGGGTTTTTGGAACCCCTACAAATAACCGCAGACAAAATTCTAAAAGAGATTAGAAAAAAATACTTTGTTGTGAATCAATTGGGTTCGTTTGATATTGATATAAGACCTGGTGACTATGTGTCATTTGCGAACACAAAGAGAAATAAAAATAAAAGATACAAAGTAAAAGATGTGCGGAT